GGGCGCCTTACGGCGCCCCCCGGTAATCTACGGAACTCACCCTCGCTCGGGCCATGCAGTGCACAGCCTCCAACGAGTGAGAAATTCACAAATCCGAAAGGACAATATGCTGCAAGGCGGTTACGATCGTCGAAGGTTTCAGACCAACAAGAGAAATCTTTCTCACCGGGGTAACCCGGCCTTTGGTCCTACGCCTCCGATTATTCGAAGAGCCGCTAAGCAGAGTGTGTCTGTCGTCTCCTATCGAGACGAACCTACTGGTCAAATAGTCCTTGCTAAGGACGCCGACCCTTATGCCTGGTTCCTGGGTGACATCGCCGCAAGGCGACGAGCTCAGGCCAAGGTTAATAAGTTAGTAGGTAGCGATGAACCTGCGATTATCGACAACGGCCACAGCTTTTCGCTGCAGCGGACGTCGATTATCGCCTTAACAGGTTCTGCACGTTATTTCCCCAATGTCACCAACCCCGCCAATTGGCGGCAAGGCAACGTGGTTACGACGTGCTATCCTGAGCTAAATCTCTCCGCGCGCAGTCGTTCCCTCTTTGGGTACGACACAACGCGGGGCCGTGGCATGACCACGACGGCCGCGATCCCTCCTTGGGATCATGCCTATTACGGCAGGCTCGCGATTGCTCAGCTCGCTCCGACCAGACCTAAAATGAACCTATCCGTAGCTCTAGCAGAGCTACTAAGAGAAGGCATACCGTATAAGGCAGCCGGCTCTACTTGGCAGTCTTCACTAGCCGTCCTTAAGCGCCAACAGGCGCGTGATAAGAGCGGAAAGGTGTTGACTTTTAAGGATATTTTGGGTGACATACGTCATTCCAAGATCCTTACCAAGGGATATAGTGGAGACTACCTGAACTTTGTGTTCGGGATCGCTCCGCTATTTAGGGACATCGCGCAGTTTGCGGACGTTATGATACGTTCGCAGGCTATACTTGAGCAGTATAGAGTAGACGCCGGTAAAGGCGTGCGCAGGTCTGCTATTTTGAGTTCCAGTCACAAGAGGGAGGTTTTTACTCCCTCTGACTTTGATGTGCAAGCCGAAATCGGCTGCACACCTCGCCACTGGCCGGCCAACCTAACCCCAAACGGGTCAAGTTCGGACGACACGGCAACTGGAGCTCGTAGCACTACGGTTACGCAGAACCTCATCGAGAAAATCTCCTTTAGTGGGAGCTTCTCGTACTTCATTCCACCAGCTTTATCGGTGGAAGGTTTCGCGCAGCGATGGGAGACCCTTATGGGTTCTCCTGTTTCTGCTGAGGCGCTGTGGAACTTATCTCCCTGGTCCTGGTTGGTTGACTGGTTCTTCGACATAGACACCTTAATTGGTGCAGCCGAGGCATTCAATGATTCCAACCTGGTGATGAATTATGGTTATCTCATGCGAAAGGCTACGTGCCAGACGCTCATCGAGACTACCATTGATTACGGCAACGCGACTAAGAATAAAGCCGCAAAGCTGTTGATCAAGACCTTCTACAAGACAGAATCTGTCGAACGTGTTAGGTCTAATCCATTCGGGTTTGACGTCAAGACGCCGGAAGCCCTCACGGGCTACCAGCAATTGACCCTAGGCATGCTGGGTTTAAACCAGCTATTCTAGGACCGCCGCCTCTCCGTAAGGAGGGGCCAACGGGCACCAACCGGTGCCTGTCTTCCCGTGGGTACATTCCATGTATCCGCATATTAAAATATCCATTGGGCGTAAGCCCTAGATAAGGAGAGTGCCTCTTGGCCTTTGCCGATCCACAAGTCCTGACCATTGCTACGGTCGCGACCAATCTACCCAAGATTGCATCGCTGCCAACGGCTTCGAAGTTTGCGACCCCTGACGGGACTCGCACGCTTTCGACGTCGCAGCAGAACACAGGCAAAAAGTCCAGGGCGCTTGCGCGCCTGGACACCAGCAAGATCTCGACTGACGTCTTTGACGTCAAAGTCAAGCTCGACTTCGGCCTTTATCTCGTTTCCCAGAAGCCCACTGTGGGCTTCACCGAAGCAGAACTCCTTGCGGAGTGGACGATGTTCCGAAGCTGGCTCGAGGCCAACTCCAACGCCAACTTGAAGAAGTTGTTCGGAGGGGAAAGCTAACAGTGCTATCATACTCAGCTATTACGCTGGGCGTGGTGGTGCTGGCACTGCTGGTGGGTTTGGTGGTGGGAGCGTTTTGCTTGATTGCATTCGCTCTCACTGCTAGGCCCCGAACCGGTCGGCACCGCTAACGCGGAGCTCAAGAGGCATGGACCTGTCTACCTCCCAATATAGGAGATGCAGTGAAAAGCCAAGAATTAACTCTCTATGAAGTTCTCATCCGCGAGTGCGGTGAGTTGCTTCTCGTAGATACCCTTCTTGATATTAAAACTATTAAGGAGCGTGTCGAATCCCAGGGGTTCTCGTTTTTAACGATTTCCCTGCCTGCGTTTGGCGCCGCCTTCGAAAGAGGGCTGGACGTTGGTGCAGTCGATCCGTCCGACTTCACGGGTTTCCGTAAGGTCGGCGCCCTCCCTGTTTTTCTGGGAGGGTTCTTGGATCTGGTGTTCGACCGGAGTAGTGGGTCCATTCTTGATGAACCCTCGATCGAGGCAATCCGTGTCCTTCGTCAGCTCACGCTGATGTGGGGCAAGGTTAAGCTCGAATGCACACCCGAGAGGGTGAGAAATGCAGCGAGGCGTTACGTCGAGTGTGAGCTAGAGCTCAGACAGCGTCCGGTCATGCCTCATGATGTTATGAGCAGATTTGATGCTGTTGGTGCCCTTCTTTTCGGTGAAGTGTTCAGGAAACTGGACCTTGATGTGGCGAATTTCTCGCTCATCGGAAAGCATGGCCCCGGGGCCACTGCAGATCGTCTGATAGCGAATGCTAAATATGACTTTCCTAGGTGGTCGGTTCGCGCTGAAGAAGTATTTCCTCATTGGAGATACGCGACCAGTCGCGGCTATTCTGTCGAAAGATACGAATCCGTCGGGTTCTACGAACCTGGTGCGGAGCCCCCTGTAAAGGTGGTCTTCGTGCCTAAAACGCTCAAAACACCGCGTGTTATTGCTATCGAGCCTACCCATATGCAGTTTCTGCAACAGGGCCTGCTCGAGCGTTTCACCGAATATGTGAAGGAAGATCCTTTCTTGAAACATATGATTGACACGACCCACCAGGAGCCTAACCAGCTCTTGGCCCGTGAGGGTTCCCTAACAGGGGCCCTGGCAACGCTCGACTTGAGCGAAGCTTCTGATCGTGTTTTGAACTCGGACGTCATGAGATTGATGCGCCGCTACCCTCATCTTAACGATGGGGTGCAGGCGTGTCGGTCAACGACGGCCAGTGTGCCTACTATGCGGCCCGGGAGTGATCCCGAGGTCGACAGGGTTGTGATACCCCTTAGTAAGTTCGCCTCTATGGGTTCAGCTCTTTGCTTTCCCGTGGAGATGATGGTGTTCCTTACCATTGTTTTCATGGGCATCGAAGATGCTAATGGAACACTTTTCCGGAGAAGGGCTGATTTTAAGCCCTTCATCGGCTCGGTACGCGTTTATGGGGATGACCTAGTTGTCCCTGTGAGCTCTACTACGTCTGTCCGTCGACTTCTGGCCCTTTTCGGGTCAAAGGTCAATGACGGGAAGTCTTTCTGGACTGGAAGGTTCAGAGAGTCGTGTGGTAAGGAGTATTTTGCGGGGCATGACGTCACTTTGACGCGTGTCCGCGAGATGTTTCCTGCCACCAGACGCGACGTAGAACAGGTAGTCTCTACCGTCAGCTTTAGGAACCTGCTTGCAAAAGCAGGCTATAAGCTGAGTGTACAGTGGCTAGACGATAATCTTACAAAGATTATCCCAATGCCTACTGTCGGTGAGTCTTCACAAGTGCTGGGTAAGACCTCGCTTTCTGGAATAGTAGAAGGTGAAAAGTTTTGTCCTAAGCTTCACCGCCCCATGGTTAGGGGTGTTGTTGCTAAATATCGACCTCGGAGATCCAAAGCCGATGGCGATGCTGCACTGATGAAGTTCTTTTTGAAGAGAGGCGATGAGCCTATCTTCGATCCGAACCATCTGCTATACGCCGGACGCCCCATATCGTCTGAACTTAAATATGGGTGGTTCTACTCTGATTAGGAGTAGATGGGGTTAGACACCCCAGCTGGGAGGCTATGTCTCTTCCAAGAC